TTGTTCAGTCTTCCAGCTATAATCTGGTAGTGTCTCCCTTCATAGTAACTAAGAAAGCAAATCATGCAGATTCTATGCGCCTACTCATCCATCACATTCACATGTGAACATTTCCCAGGAACTCTGTCCAGCAGAGAATCCTATCATCCAGTCTTCGATATGCCACAGAAACGATTACTCAGCAATCTGGGCAAGTGGAGTTCTGGTGGCCTTACCGAAACGGACAGCTATCTAATGTTCCTTGCGGTACTCCGCAGCACTGATCTCGTAGACTTTCGGGTTCCTGCAATTCGCACACCCAAAACTGACGCACTCATCGCGCAGAATATGGAAGCCCTATGTCGGACTGTAATCCGATTGAACTCCGTCAGTAATCCAGCCGTATGCTTTCCACACTATGTCATCAGTCCTGATACTCGCACACTTGATAATGTGCGATACTGGATTGAGAACTGGATGGACAGCTACAATGATTTCGTAGCTGGCAGAATCCGAGATATCGAAGGACGAGATGAGTGGAAGAAACTCAATACTCGTGAGATGGCACTTCAGCGACTGATTAAGAATCCGCATGTTAGCCTCTCATCCATTGCCGGACGTATCGCAGACTGGGCAAGCATTGCTGGTACATTCCCTTCTCACGGAACCATACCATCCCCATTCTCCGGGCTTCAGATTACGGTGAGCGATTACTGGAAGAATCTGATCGAACTATGCGCATCGGAGACTAAGCTGTTCTCCATCCCGCGAGATGATCTGCAAGAACTGCTAGAACACTGCGAGGAGAACATTCCAATCGGCAGTATCTACAGCAATGCACTGTTTAAGATCATTCGCCATGCAATGGATCGGCAGAAGTCTTTCCTTGGCCTTGGCGATCTAGATATCACCAGGAGTACATACGAGATCCTCACATCTACCGACAATGTCGAAGAAGCGAATCTTCGTGCATCCATACAAGCTGCGCCGTTAGAAGAACCACGGCAGGAACAGTATGGATCGAAGTTCGAATATCTGCGCGCGAAGTTGCGGTATTCGATGGCGAAGAAACACGGTCAGCGTAGTTCTGGTGAAGGAGAACAATCATGAATGTGCAACAACTAATCGAAGAACTGCAAAAAGTGCAGGACAAATCCTTGCCAGTAGAGTTCTACTATACCCGCAATGATCGTAACATCTACGAACCTGTAAAAAGTGTAGAAGAACTGTCTGAGACAGTAGAACTGAGGAGCTGGTAATCATGATGCCCGAAGCAATTGCAGCGATCACCGCCCGAGATGCAGAATCTAAGCCTGCCTCCCTAACTGAGATCATCACAACTCACTTCCACATACCCACAGAATCTCTGCGTGTATGTGACAAATACTATGTCTTATACTGGCAAGCTCGGTATCTGTACACACAGCTTCTGCGATCACCTAGGATTCTGCGAGAACAGATCGCATATGTACCAGTTCTGCAAGAAGGACTGAACATAGAATGGATCGGTAGGAATCCGGAAGTTCAGCTTCGACTAAGTTTCCGTAGAATTCGTGGACACAGAACAGGTTATGTAATCATCCGTCAACCAGTAGTAGTAACAGGAAGAATTTGATATGAACAAATCAGAGTACAAGCGATTCGCTTGCATTGGCCCAGGTGGCTGGAAATGTTCTTGCTGCACACCTGCGCCTCCTGGAAAGAAAATGAAATTGTTCTTCCGAATCTGGAAAAAGCGGGAGCGAATCGTCGCTTTCAAAGACATTGAACAACAACTCAGCGCACCTCAATCATGAGCCTAACTACTCCATCCAGAATGCAAGAACTTCTTGCAGCATACCGTGCGAAGAAAGCCTCCGCAGAACTTGCCCTCCTAGCTTCGCAACAATCTGAAGTGCAAGAAGCTGTGCAAGAATTGATCGAGGAAATCGAACCTCCTCGCGCTAGCAACCAAGTCATCGACCGATACGGTAAGCTAATCACACTGAACTCCAAGCAACTGGAATTCGTGGAAACCTGCGGCCGACAAGGAAACTCCGGTGTCCTAATCGGTGCTGCCGGAACTGGTAAGACTACCACACAGTTCGCAGTCACGCAGGAACTAATCCAGGCCGGACATGCAGGAATCCTGCAAGCGGATGACCACAAGCATCTTGTTTCCGGAACTCCTGGTATTGTAATCTGTGCGTACACTAGGCGCGCAGTTGCGAATATCAAGCGGAACTTGCCGCATGATCTGCAATCGAATGCAATCACAGTCCATAAGTTGTTGGAATATTCGCCAATCTATTACGAGGTGATGGATGAGAACACTGGTGAATCCAAAACCAAGATGCAATTCGAGGCGACTCGTCATGGTAACCGACCTTTGCCAGCTAGTATTCGATACATCATCATCGAAGAATCTTCAATGCTTGGAACTGATTTATACAAGGAGCTGATAAATGCGTGTCCTCATAATCCTAAATTCATCTTTCTTGGGGATATCCAGCAATTACCCCCTGTCTTTGGACCAGCTATTCTTGGGTTCAAACTTCTGGAACTACCTGTCGTCGAACTCACCGAAGTTTACCGTCAAGCGTTGGAAAGTCCCATTATTTCCCTTGCACATCGCATACTTTCGGGCAACCCACTTCCTGCATCCGACTTCTCACAATGGAAAGTCCCAGGAAAACTGACAATCCATCCCTGGAAGAAAAAGATCGAAGCCAATCTTGCACTGAACACGGCAGGAATGTTCTTCAAGACTGCCTATGATTCCGGTGCATATGATATCGAAGAAGATATCATCCTGATCCCATTCAACAAGGCATTCGGTACTGATGAACTGAACAAGATCATTGCGAATCATATCGCACACAAGCATGGCCGCACAGTTTACCAAGTTGTAGCCGGATTTAACAAACACCACTTCAGTGTCGGTGACAAGGTACTGTATGATAAGGAAGATGCGACAATTATCGACATTCGTCCGAATGCTGCCTATAGCGGTATCATGCCAGTTGTTGAGAGTCCGACTCTGGATTACTGGGGTTATGATTCTGCGGGTACGCAACGTGCGGAAGTTAGCGATGATGCGATGGATTTCCTTCTGGCGCAGGTAGCCTCTAACGAGGGGAAATCAGAAGAACGAGTCCGGCAGTGTTCACATATGCTGACACTCCGGATGAATGATTCCGATGTAGAAGTTCGGGTAGACAAGGCATCCGATGTGAACGCAATGTTGCTAGGATATTGTCTGACAGTTCATAAATCCCAGGGCAGTGAGTGGCGGAAAGTATTCTTCGTGACTCACCAATCCCATGCGACAATGCTGCAGCGAGAACTTCTGTATACTGCGGTAACGAGAGCTAGAGAAGAACTCTATATCATTTGCGAACCTGAAATGTTCACGAAAGGAATTCTCAGTCAGCGGGTGAAGGGGAATACATTGGCTGAGAAAGCTGTGTATTTCCAAGGTAGACTTGATGATGGATTCACACTGGAAGGATAGGAGTAGATATCATGAGCAATTTTTTAGAAGACCTGAAAGAAACAATCGGCTATGAACCTGTTGAGGCTGTAGTATTTACTGCACTTCTTGACGACCTTTATTTGAGGGGACGAGAAAAGAGCGTTGATCCTCGAAATACAGGAATAGAAATAAACAAAGTCTATTCTTGGGAAGAAGCACAGCCACTGTTGAACTATGACTACAATGCAGGATATGGAGATTCAGATTGTCATTTCGTCAACATCTGGACGCCGACGAGAATAATCTACATTCACGAATACGATGGTGCAACCTGGCCAGAATTTGTGCCGAGGAACCCGACATGACCACAACACCGAACCCGCCGCCAATCTTCACTCACTTACTCAATCCACAACTTCCACCGCACATCGTACAATCGGCAGACCTACAACATCTGACCTGTCGCCGCTGCAGCACGACAACGAATCTGAGCTACGAACCGAACTATCACAAATTCATCTACGAACACACACATCTTCCGCCATATCCAACACCGCCAACTGCCAAACCTTGGCCCTCTTTTCCGGAGTAGATATCATGGCAACAATCACACTACATACATTCGAGCACTGCAAATCCTGGCCATCCTATCATGCCGCATACCTAGCTTGGATGCAGAAGCATGATCATCCTGATCTTCGCAAATCTAACTGGAACGCTCAAACTCTGCAGTATGAGCTATCTAATCCACCTATCCCCGTCCTAGAAGTCCCGGAAATCTACGATCACAAGGGCCCTTGACAAGCCATCCGGCCCCTGGCATACTGCGAACACTGGCTTAGGAAGTGCCAGTCCTGAAACTTCCGAACTATCCACTTCCCAACCAAGTCCACTAATGGACAGAATGACTAGTTACCATGAACGCACCTACTGCTGCTGCTCCCGCTTTCTCCCTGACTGAAATGAAGTTCCGTTTCAAGAAGGACAAGATGGGCAATCAGCGTCCGACCGTGGAACTGAAGAATGTTCCCGTGCCGAACGAAAACTATGTCATCACCATTCTGGAAAAGGGCGGTAAGGAACTGAAGCTGCTGCTGGAAGTTATGGCTGGCACTGTTCGTTCCGCTGCTGCTGCCATTGTCAGTGATGACGAGAAAATCAGTGCCGATAACTTCCCGATGGAGAAGGTTTCTTGGGAAGCCATCGCCAATCAGGAACGTGCCGAACGTGCTACGATTGCCACTGAAACCTGGGAAGCCTTCGCCAAGGAATATCTGGAAATCATGCCGGCTCTCAATGGCAAGAATCCGGAACAACTGGGCAATGCTATCCAGGTGTATCTGAAGAAGTTCGCCATCATCAAGACCAACAAGAAGGTTCTGGAAAAGCTGAAGGAACAGCTCACCATCTTCGTGGAGAACACCAAGAATGGTGAAGACTTCGCTGACATCATCGAACTGCTGCAAGGTAAGCTGGAACTGTACCTGAACAGCAACGATGTTGAACTGCTGGTCGCGAATCTCTGAGCTTCGCTCACTGAATAACTGGCCACTTAAGATTGCGATCAATAGCAGTTGAAAGCCAGGTCCGAAAGGACTGACACCCCGGAAAGACGGGGACCTATCATAGTGTGTATCCGATGGTAACTTCAGTGTCACGTGATTATCACCAATGATCCGCGAAACGTGACAAGTCTCCGCTGAAGATCAAAGCATAAAATTTCTTGGACGGTTAACATGCTCAGCCGATTCAGGAAAGCGGGTATACACTATTATGGGTATGGATCTAGGACCACGACAATATCAGCCGATCTGGACAAAACTAAAAGCCCTGCCAGCTAAACAAGCTGCGACGCAGGGCGTATCTGTTACTGCGCCACGAGTTTTGCACCGACGGATACTAAAAGCAGTGGTAAAGGAGAAGTGGCTAGACGTAGGGTATAAGTTGGAAATAGAACCTAAGCACGCGATCATGTATCATGCGCGCTCAGGTTCTATTCTCACGTTCTATCTACGACTATACAATGCGAATCATTCTGGTTGTCCTTTCAATGAGGATGACTTTTGATGCTTGATCTGGAGAGTACATATGTACGCACTTCGATACCGTCCGCCACCTGTAAGAAAGGAAACAAAGGAACCTATCATGGCAACACCTACTGAATATATCAAGCTGACCGGAACTAAGCTTCGTGAGACCGAGAAAGCTGTACACTTTACGGTAGTTTCTGTCAGTGACTCACCACTAGAAGAATCAGTTACTCACTGGTTTCCTATTAGTCAGATCAGTTCTATGACACATGATGCGATGACAGACCAGGATCACATCAAGGTAGCGGAATGGATTTGTAGGTCTAAGGAGTTGATCTGATGAGTCAGGATCAAACCGCATATCTGCTAGGCGAAAAGGTAGCGGAACTGAGTGCTGCCCTACTTGCCCGCCATCCGAAGATGCCAACACTTCTTCGTGAGATCCATCAGACTCTCCAGAAATACCCTGAGCAAGTCACACTGATGAGCGAGGAAGATATTCATCAGGTAGTGGAAGGCCTGAAAGTGCAAACTGGTGTGGAGTTCGCAGCCACTGCTACGAAAAGCACTGGCACTAAATCTCTGACTGCGAAGATCAGTAAACTTGGCGCGGACGCATTCTAGCATGAGACCTACACAAATATACCTCGCGGCTCGATTCGTATGTCAACATTGGAACCATCCGATATTCTCGCGTTCCGTGTCTACATTGCCGGTCTCGCCTCAGGAATTCCAGCCCGTCATTGTCACCTCATCCAAGATTGGTTAGGCTGTCGTCCTGTCCAAAACAATCCTGATCGAGAACTATACGGTCCACTCATACAGGAACTCCAATCATGCAGTCCATCGAAGACTTTCTCTCTGATACCATTCCAGATCTGGGACTACAGTCAAGCACTGGCCTTTCATTTCTCGATGAACAGTCAGATAGTACTACACAAGTTCTTTTCTGTGAGCCCGGATATGAGGGCACAATTGACTACCGGATTCGCCAACTTAGCTACAGCTCACTTCTCACGCTGCATTCGTGCCCGAGAAAATTCCAACTTAATCGACTTCGATCTACTCACAGAACAGAAGAAGATCAGCGTAGTACAATCACCTTTGCCTATGGCCATGTCGTCGGAGAAGCTATCCAACTTGCGCTCACTGGTCTCAGCAAGGAAGAAATAATCTGGCGCATGTTCCTTATGTGGCACACAGATCTTCTGGCACGCGATGACAAGGGGAATAAGAGCTTCTGGGAAGCAGTTGTCGCATTAGATAAGTTCATCTCACTTCGTGAACAAGGATTCCTCAATGAATACGAACTGGTATATTATCAAGATCGTCCTGCTTGCGAGCTTAGTTTCTGCATTGAACTCCCTGATGGTTTCCGCCTTCGTGGTTTTGTTGATGCAGTCCTACGTCATCGCATCAGTGGAAAGATCCTTGTGCTTGAATGTAAGACCACCGGATCATCAACACTAGCGCCGGCCACATATAAGAACTCCGCGCAGGCAATTGGATACTCGATCGTTCTGGATCACCTGTTCCCAGAACTTAGCGCGTATGAAGTTCTATACCTGATCTATACAACTAAGGATCGTGAATTCAACCCGATCCCATTCACTAAGACATACCTGCAACGTGCACTGTGGATTCGTGAACTGCTGCTGGATGTGGAAATGATCAAGCTGTATGAGGATGCACAGGTATATCCAATGCACGGTGAGAGTTGCTTTAGCTTCTTCCGTGAGTGCGAATTCTTCCAGACTTGCACACTGAGTACGGGTTACCTAACGAAACCTTGTACTCCGGAAGAAGAAGATAAGACGGACTATCAAGTGGTTATTGGTCTGGCGGATCTGCTGGATACACAACTGGAGAAACTATCGTGAGAAGCAAACCTCATATAGTTCGCAACCGACATAAGCATGTGCCTTATCTGTGGCGCTGTTTCATTGGCAGGTACAATGGATACGCCGACACTGTTGAGAAAGCTTACGTCGCATGCATCAAATGCCTCAGCCGCAGTAAATACTGGGAACCGGATATGCGCCGTAACCCGCAATTAGTTAAGGTATACCAGAAAGCCATTGAAGAAGGATTCCTATGAAACTCTCACAGAAAACCGCAAGCAAATCCCATCGTGTCCTTCTCTTCGGACCGCCGAAATCCGGTAAAACTCAGCTCGCTGGTGAACTCAGCCGAGCCTTCAATCTCATCTGGTTCGATCTAGAGAACGGTGTTGACACACTCCTGAAGCTGCCGGTAGAACAACAGGAACGAATCGAAGTCATCAGTCTTCCTGATACCCGAACCTATCCAATCGCAATCGAAACTTGCCTGAAGGCAATAAAGGGCGGCCGTGGAAAGATATGCGAGTTGCATGGAAAATGGAATTGCCTGTCGTGCAGTAAGAATCCAGAGGCTACACCGTCAGTTGATATCTGTCTGTCTGAGTTACCTCTTGATACTATTGTTGTTTTCGACTCACTCACACAGCTTACTAATTCTGCTATTGCTCACATAACCAAGGCGCAACCGGAAGATTACAAGCTGGAGTACGACGACTGGGCGAATCTCGGCAAGCTGATGGATGTATTCCTCAGCCACGTACAACAAGCTGGTTTCCATGTTGTATGTATCAGTCACGAAACCGAAGTAAAGATGGAAGATGGAAAAGACAAACTCGTTCCCACAGCAGGTACTAGAAATTTCTCCCGCAACACTGCAAAGTATTTCGACGAAGTTGTGTACTGCGAAGTCAAGAATAAAAAGCATGCAGTTGGAAGCTCAACAACTTACAGCGGAAATATCCTCACTGGAAGCCGTTCTGGAACAAGTCTGGAATCGGCAGTCACAGCCAGTCTTGTCCCAATCTTTACAGGAGAGCGAATCACTGCAAACCCAGTCACAGCCGGAACTCCCGCAACCGCCGCAGTTTCTGGGCTAGCCGCACTGCGGGAGAAGATGGCAGCACAAGGTGCAAATAACGTCATGAAAGATAAAGGAACTACAAAATGAGTCTGATTCTACCGCCCGCTGTATCCTGCAAACTCATCGGTATTCATGGGCGTGCTCGTTCCGGTAAAGATACTATCGGGAAGTACCTACATGATACCCGCGATAACACCTGGAAACTATCCTTTGCTGATCCCTTGAAACGTGCTGCGGCAATGATGTTCGGTATTCCGGAAGATGTTTTCTGGGATGACGAATTGAAGGAGACAGCGGATGACTTCTGGAATGTCAGCCCCAGACAAATAGCACAGTTCTTCGGAACTGAAATGGTTCGTGAGAATGTGGGCAAGCTGATTCCATCTGTTGGCCAAGACTTCTGGGTCTATCGAATGGCACATTGTCTCAATGGACTAGGTGAACAGGTGGAATATGATTCGGATGATGTAGTAGTTATTCCGGATGTAAGATTCCAGAACGAGTATGATTGGATCACTGCCCAAGGTGGAATCATTATCCACTTGACACGGCCCGGAGCCGATGGTATGGTAGGAATTTCCGGCCATGCTTCCGAAGCAGGTTTGAAATTCACCGCCCCAGATAATACGTATCTCATCGTTAACAACGGAACACTGGAGGAACTTTATGAAGAAGTAGATCGAGTAATCACGAAAGCGAACGTGTATCCCTTTTCTAATCCCGATGCATTCTAACTCCGCATCAACGTAATCCCAAGGAAACAATCATGACCCAAGCTACTGACAACTTCGACATCGACGCAATGCTGGATGGCACACTGGATGATCTGGCCGACCTGCCTGAATTCAAGCCGTATCCTGCTGGCACACACGCTGTAGTTCTGACGATTGTCGACAAGACTGCTCCGAAGAATCGTGTGAATAACCATCCTGGTTTCGAAGTCAAGATGAAAGCAGTTGAGACTCTGGAACTGGCCGATTCGAATGATGTGCCATTGACTGCTGGCGCAGAAACTTCTGTTCTCTACCTACTGGACAACCCGATTGGTCAAGGTAGTTTCAAGAAGTTGCTCGCTAGTGCTGCTGAACACTTCGGCGCTAAAAGCAATCGTGAACTGATCGCTGACCTGCAAGGTGCTACGGTTGCAGTTGTTACGCGGCAGCGTCAGAACAAGGACAAGACGCAGACGTATACTGATATCGTGGAAATGAAGGTGGCGTGATGACAGTCTGCTCGAATTCTTGCAGTACCGACGGACAAGCGAAGATGATCGAGAACCCCTGGTCCAATCCAAAGCTGACAATGGGCGAAGCCTGTGATATTCGTATCAAGGAAGCTCGGCAAGTAGTTGAGAAGCTCTGCATCCAGAAAGCGAAGATCGAAGCAATGGGCTGGATTGATCTGCCATACCAGGAGACTCGCAATCTCATCAACATGGAAGGCTATCCGTACTAATCGGTAGTCCTAACATCCTGTACCTTCCCTGAGTCATAAGCTCTCGGAGGGTACAGTCGTTAGTGCTTCCCATAACAGCATAACAACACCATGACTGAACTAATCTGTGCATTCATTGGTACACCAGACGACAAGGAATACATTCCGTATCTTAAAGGAATGTTTAACGGTCACACAACCTTCGTCTGTCTAGAACCGATTCATCTGCTAACACATCTGGAGATGTATTGCTCCCGGAAAGGCGCGACTAAGGTAGTCTGTACCAGTGTTCCTCTCCTTCAGAAACTTGTTGAAAAAGCTGGCTCCAATGTCGTACCTAAATCTACCAGTAACTACGCAGGTTCCGTATTCACCCACGGCAATCTCGAAATTGTATTCATTGATCCACTGCGTCAACTGTTCACGGTACCCTATGGCAAGTTTCTGGCGGCCAGGTATATCAGTAAGGTCTGCGCTGCAGATTCATGGCGCGAAGCCACACCGTTTTCGTGGCACGTTCTAGATAATCCTCATCGCATCGAGGCAGCCTATCATGATCTATCTGAAGCCTACGCTATATCAACGGATATCGAGACATTTCAGTCTCCCCTCTCGATCAGATGTATTGGTTATTGTGGTGTGTTTCGTAGCGATTCTGGGGGGTTGGTTACTAGGTCTTATGTCCTCCCCATGGATAGTGTCTATAACCTGTACTGGATGAGGAAAATCAATGATCTTCCTGCACAAAAGATCTTCCAGAACGGAAAGTACGACAACGCCTACCTACTTCGTTACGATGCACCAGTGCGTAACTGGCTCTGGGATACTCAGCATTTCTTTCACTGTTGGTATTCCGAGCTACCAAAGGATCTTGCTTTCCTTAATGCCTTCTTTCTACGAAAGGTGGTATATTGGAAGGATCTCGCGGAGACAACAGATCTTTATGAGTACTATAAATACAATGCAATGGACACCTGGGCCACAGCAAACGTGTGGATTCAACAACTTCTCGGAGCGCCAGACTGGGCCCGTCGGAACTATACACTAGAATTTCCTCTAGTCTTCCCGTGCTTGCTTGCTGAGATGACAGGATTGAAAAGGGATCAGAATGCGCTGCTGGCCGCTCGTAAACAAATTGACGCTGAGGAAGAAGAAGCACTCAGTTCCCTCCGTCGAATGCTTGGTGCGCCGTCCTTCAATCCAGGCTCACCTGTTCAAGTTAAGAACCTCCTCAAACTCCTCGGCTGTGCAGATATCGATTCCTCAAATGAGAAGGATCTTTCCAAAGCGAAACTTCGTCACCCGCTGAACGCACGAATTATTGATTGCGTACTCAAGATTCGTGGACTTCGCAAGCTTGCTACCACATATCTCCGCACTGATGCTGAT